CTACATAGTGGCTCTATGTTGAGCGTCAAATTTAACCGGTAATTTATCCACCGCGTCAACCAATTGCCGCGCATCTTTATGCGTGTAGACGTCGCTGGTGACATCCCTCTGCGCATGGCCTACGATTAGCTTAAGCGTGAATAGGTCCATTCCATAATTCCGGGCCATCGATATAAATGTGTGCCGGGTATCATGGCGTAGGTGTTCCCGGATTCCCAGCTTTTTACAGAGTTGTTTTAGGGGTCGATCCAGGCGGACCTGGATATATTTTGGTGGCATCCATGTCGGGGATTGGCAGAAACGGGCCTGGGAGTACATCTCCGTCACAAACGGCATGATGCACTTCGCGAGGGGTATTATTCTATCGCGCCCGGCTTCGGTTTTTATCCCGCCAATAACATAGCGCTCCTTGATATGCACGTTATCAATTTTAACCTGGTATAGCTCTGCCGGCCTCATGCCGGTGTAGATGTATATCAGCATTACACGGACCAGCCTAATGTCTGCATGCTGCCAAAGGACCTCAATTTCTTGCTCCGAAAATGGAACATGCAGCGTCGATTTCACGGCAGGCGGCAAAGTAATCAGCTCTGCGTAATTCTTCTGGATGACGTCGTTTTTTATGGCCGCCTTAAACGCCCCATTAATCGCAGTTAACACTTTTTCATGCGATCCCCGGCCGAGATTTTTGAAGGAATCGAAAATCGCCTGCAAATGTGCCAACCGTATCTGCTGGATCGGCATGCTCCATATGGGCGCACACTTTTTCTTGGCCGTTGCATAGCCGCCCTTTTTCAAGTCGACGCCTTTTCTTTTTTTGTCCGTGATCATCCAGTCCCAGGCCTGGGCGAACGTCACATCGCGATTGTCGAAGCGTTCCGGCTCAAGCTGATATGCTGCCAAGGCCTGGTAGGCTTCCGCTGATTTTTCAAAGTAACCGATGCACTTTCTGATCCGCGTGCCGTCGTCCTTCCAGCCGACCGTAATGACTGCCTTAAATGGTTTTCTTAATTTCTGTTTGAGCTTATACACGGACCCGGTGCCGTTAGCTCTTTTCATACCCATAAAAATAAGCCTCACTTTCTAGGTAGCGTAGAGGCTGATGTGGTATAATGTTAAGTATAATCAGCCTCTTGTTCGGTGTGATTATATTGTCGGCAGTATTGGTAGTACTGTCAGCGCATCCCGTTTTCCTGTTGCCGCAGGGAAGCGGGATTTTTTTTTATTGCGTAAAAAAATTAGCTATTGATCCAGGCGTGGACTTTGTCCACTGCGGCCTTAGCTTCGGCCGCCGATGGGGCGCCGGAGTAACTGCCCACGAAGTCATCATACGTGCCCTGGGGGTTCTGTTGGATGTACTTCGTGAATAAGACGTAAACCTTATAATCGTCTTCCGTGGGCTTATTTGCCCAGTTTTTCTGCAATCTAAAATTTTTCGTGATTTTGTCATTGACACGTTGCATACTTCCGTAGGTGTACGGGATTCCTGCAACGTCAGTGTCGGAGAAACTGACGAAAACGTTTTTCGTTTTGGCCGCGTCAATCTGCTCTTGGCCGATTTTTTCCAATTGCTCCTCGGTTACTGGAGCATCCTGGACGACGACCAGATAGGCCGTTTTCTGGCTCTTGCTGTCCGTCGTAAATACCTTGTGCTGCGGCGTAGCAACGCTACTCTGCGCTGTTCCAGAATCCGAGCCGCATCCAGCGAGGGAAGCGGCGGCCAGTGCCGCGCTCAGGACAGCGGCTAAAAGTTTTGCTTTTTTCATTTTATGCATCTCCTTTTCATACAATTTTCCGCTGATACTGCGATCGCCCTGGCAAGGATAGCCGATAAGCCATGAATGCCGGCGTAACCTCGAAATATTCGGCTAACGCCGGAATCGTTGTAATGTCTTCCCGATAAGCCGTTACAAGCTCTTCTTGAGGGATAAGATACTCAGCTGCCCATCGGAGCGCTTTAGCCTCATCCTTGGAAAAATTACATCTGTTTAGGCGGTTCCAGTGTTCCCGCGGTAGATTATTCCCGGCAAGCGTATAGTGGTGGCCTAATTCTTCCGCCAATACCACATTGCGCAATGGGTAATCATCTCTAATAGACGTAGCCAGCATAATAGTATGCAATCCGTCACATGAGATATACAAGCCGTTTAATGGCGGCCTGAAATCCTCGTATGATAATATTATGTGCTCCGCATCACAGATGCGGAGCATTTCTTCATATTTCATGCACATCACTTCTCGTTTTTCTTCTGCACCTTATTTATTTCCGTAACCAACTTATCAAGGGCTTTTCGTATATTTTCTAGTCCCGCTTCAGTGTTTTCGTCCAACCCCGAAGCCGCAATGTCTAACTGTTTATTATATTTAGGATGTCGGAGCATCCCTTTCATTTCTCCGCGGATTACTCCGCGATCCGCATCATCGAGGGACTTGTACAGGTAAATTGCCTCAGCCAAGTCGGGCGGGGTTGAAAGATCCGGTGAGGTTTTCGGTGCATCGTTGTAACCTAAATCCGGCCAGCCCATTAAGACGTTAGGCGGAATGCCTAATACTTTAGATAACTTTACCATAGCACCTCTCCTCATATTGGAGATTTCCCCAGACTCCCATCTGGAGACAGTGCCTTCGCTGACACCCACCGCTACAGATAACTCCCGCATTGTCATGTTAAGTTCGATTCGACGATCCCTGATTATGTCTTTGACCGGTTTTCCCATAAACTTAGTAATTACATCTAAATCTAACGGTTTTATTTCGCATGTGGTCATCCCGCCTGATGAGTCAGTTATAGTTATGGTCGGGCTTTTTTCTTCTACTTTTTCTGATTTCTTTTGATTCACGGTATCACCTCTTTATCTATATTCTATCATCATCCTTGCGTTTTTGCAACAAAAATTTCAAAAAAAGCAGAAATATTTCATTAACGCATTGACATTGTGCGGGCTTACGTGTTATTATGTTCTTGCGTAAGGAATTGCGATAAAGGAAAGATAAGGAGGTGAGACAATGTTTAACCGGGCGTTATTTCAATATGCGGTGGACCGCAAAAACATGACTATGCTTTCAGTCGCAGACCGACTGGGAGTAAATCCTGCAACTCTATACCGTAAGGTGCATGGTCAGAGTGATTTTACCCGGGGCGAAATCCAACTGCTGCGGGAGATACTAGGGCTGACTGTAAGGGAAGCTGACGCCATTTTTTTTGCTTAGTGACTTGCGTTAACGATTGGTTATAACGAAAGAGGTGATTGACATGACCGCCAAATGCGTACCGCCTAAAGTGGCAGCAGCGATGATGGGAAAGGGCCTCATGTTCGTCTGTATGGGGCTCCGTAACCAGAGATTTCCATTTGGTACGGCGACACTCGGCGAAAACGGAAAGCGCTGGTCGTACCATATCAGCCCTGGGGCATTTGCCCAATATTTGGGCATTAGCCGAGTGGTCGTGGAGCAAGCCGTGCGCCGATATCGAGATACGGGCTCCCTGCCCTGCGGAGGTGATAACGATGCATGCGACTAAAGTCCTGGTATTAGCCTTAATACCACTAACCGCAGGTATGTTGTCCGCTCACTACGAGTATCAAGCCGCACACCAGGAAATACAGGCGGCGCACCAAGAGATACAAGCGGCTTATCGGGAAATACAAGCAGCTTACCGGGAAATACAAGCCAGCCGCCAAGAAAGACAATCAGCTCCGCAAGTATATATCGTCCAGAAGGGCGATACCCTTTGGGACCTGGCTAGGCCCATAGCTGACGCCAATGAGTCCGACATCAGATACGAGATGCAACGGATTCAGGCAGCCAATGGGCTAGGTCCAAACATGACACTAACACCAGGACAGCGGCTTATCATTCAGCGCTAATTTTGAAAGGAGGTGAAAACGATGGATTGTGAATTATGTCAGCATAACGAATACTGCATCCCTGACGATTGCGAAATGATCCGGAACGAAAAACGGCCGCCCTCTGCGCCAACAGAGAACGACCGCGAACCTAAAAATATACACCTAAATTATAGCATATCCCCGGAGGCATCGCAATTGGATTACGACCAATTCATCACCCAAAAAGAGCAGCCGAACGAGTCCAGCGGATTCGAAGTTGACGCAGCTGATTTGCCAGGCGCACTCTTCGATTTCCAGTGCGACATTGTGCGGTGGTCCCTGGCTAAGGGCCGAGCCGCTATCTTCGCGGACTGCGGACTTGGTAAGACACTGATGCAGCTTGCCTGGGCGGACCAGGTGTATCGGCGTACTGATAAGCCGGTGCTTATATTGGCACCGCTGGCAGTCGCCGCGCAGACAGCTGCCGAGGGCAAGCGCTTCGGGATTGATGCGGTCGTCGTAGAGCGGCAGAAAGACGTTGTAGACGGCATTAATATAACCAACTACGACAAACTAGACCGCTTCGACACGTCAGTATTTTCCGGGGTAGTCTTGGATGAGTCGTCCATACTCAAGTCCTTCACCGGCAAAGTACGGACGATGCTAATTAATGCGTTTTCCCGGACGCCGTACCGGCTGGCCTGCACGGCAACGCCAGCTCCGAATGACTATATGGAGCTGGGCAATCACTCCGAATTCTTGGGAGTGATGTCTCGTACAGAAATGCTGTCGATGTTTTTTGTCCATGATGGCGGCGACACCGCTAAATGGCGGCTCAAAGGCCATGCCGAGATGGCCTTCTGGCGATGGATGGCCAGTTGGTCCGTAGTCCTCGACAATCCTACTAGTCTAGGTTATGCGGACAACGGCTACGAGTTGCCGCCGCTCAGAGTCCATGAGATCATCGTCGACGGCGATGCGCCGACGACCGAGAAACTGACACTGACTCAAAGGCGCAACGCCCGGAAAGAGTCACTGGATGCACGTTGTCAGGCTGCGGCGGACCTGGTCAATACAAGCCGGGAACAGTGGCTTGTATGGTGCGACCTCAATGCGGAGTCCGAGAAATTACATGAGCTCTGCGAGATGTCGCGCCAGGTCCGCGGGTCCGACAAGGCCAGCTACAAAGCAAGTACGATGCTTGGATTTTCGGTAGGCGTCCTGAAATGCCTGGTCACTAAGCCCAAAATTGCGGGCTTCGGCATGAACTGGCAGAATTGCCGGAACATGATTTTTGTCGGATTATCTGATAGCTACGAGCAATATTATCAAGCTGTTAGGCGATGCTGGCGATTCGGGCAGACTCAGCCTGTGGACGTCTACATCATCATCAGCGCCCGCGAAGGCGCTGTAAAAGAGAACATCGAGCGCAAGGAAGCGGACGCCATCAACATGCGCCGTAAGATGGCTGAACTTACAAGGGAATCCGTCCGGGAAAACCTAACCCGGACGACTAGGATAATGGCGGAGTATAAACCTACGACGCCGATGAGATTGCCCAAATGGGCAGAAATGGAGAGCGCATAGATGAAAAAGATTTATGTTTCTCACCCCTACGGGGGCTTAGCGGACAACAAGAAAGCTGTAGAAGACTTATTAGAATCTCTCGTGAATGCAGAAACCGACATTGCGGGAAGCACCTTATTGAGTCTTGGATGCGACACCAAATTTATTTCTCCCATCCATGTATTCGGGGCGTTATATAACGTCCTGGATTATATAGAAGGGCTTAATATGTGCCTGACCTTGCTGAGCAAGTGCGATGTCCTGCTCCTGTGCGGCGATTGGCAGAATTCCAAGGGATGCATGGCGGAATATGCCTACGCCAAGGCTAAGGGCATCCCCACGATGTACGCCGGAGGAAAATATGACTAACGTATTAGGCCAATACATCTCTAGCCGAGTATCGCTATATAACGGCGATTCGGTGGAGATGCTCAGAGGTCTTCCCGACAATAGCATACATTACAGCATTTTCAGTCCGCCGTTCTCGTCGTTATACACTTATTCCAACAGCGATAGAGACATGGGCAATAGCGCAAGCGATGCCCAGTTCTATGAGCACTTCGGATTTTTAATCCATGAGTTGGCACGCGTCATCATGCCCGGCCGGTTAGTATCCGTGCACTGCATGGATATTCCACGCATGAAATCCCGGGACGGGGTAATCGGGCTTAAGGATTTCCCCGGCGAGATTATCCGGGCGTTCGAGGCGGCAGGATTTATCTACCATAGCCGTGTCGTCGTTTGGAAGGACCCTCTTGTAGAGGCGACCCGAACTAAGGCCCTGGGGCTGATGCACAAGCAATTGTGCAAGGATTCGGCCATGTGCCGGAACGGTTTGCCGGATTACGTGGTAACGTTCCGCAAGCCCGGCGACAACCCCGAACCGGTCGAACATGAGGACGGCCTGAAGCGGTTTTACGGCGAGGACGAGCCGGAAGGCGTACGAACACTGCGACCGCAGCCCGATCCGGAACTCGTCGACGCAAAAAAGAAGTACAACACCATGCCCATCTATAGCCATCAAGTATGGCGACGGTACGCGTCGCCGGTATGGTCAGACATCCGGCAGAGTAACACGCTTAACCGGGCCGCGGCCCGCGATGAGAAGGATGAGCGGCATATCTGCCCGCTCCAGTTAGATCTTATCGCCAGGTGCTTGGAGCTGTGGACTAATCCGGATGACATCGTCCTGGACCCATTCGCGGGCATCGGTAGCGTCCCTGTTATGGCCTTGCAAATGGGCCGCAGGGCAATAGGTTTGGAGTTAAAGGAATCCTATTACGCGCAAATGATACTGAATTGTAAAAAAGAGGAGGAAACCCAAAATGATGAAGATCAACATTGAAGTCAGCGGAGAAGTTAACGAAATCATGCAGGAAATCCACACGTTAGGCGGAATCCTGATTGCGGCGAACAATCACGGAGAAGATGTGACTGTGGCATATAAGTCGGAGGAGCCCAAAGCCGCCGAAAAACCTGCGAAGAAAACACATCGAAAGAAAGAAACGGCCTCAGTAGAGCAACCGCCAAAAGCGGATGCAGAACCGGAAAAGGCCGCTCCAGCTCCGGAAATCGTAGTACCTGCTCCGGCAGCTCCGGCCACGGAACCTGTAGCTGCTGCGCAGCTGGCACCTGCCGCCCAGATTCCGACAGCCCCGGCCAAAAAATATAAAATTGAAGACTTATTAACGGCGACAGCGCCGCTCATGGATGCGGGCAAGCTTACCGAGCTGCAAGCCCTGATGCAGAAATACGGCGTCCGCTCCATGATGGAAATCGCGCCGGAACGATACGGAGAACTGGCAACGGATCTCCGCGCATTGGGGGCGAGAATCTAATGAGCCGACAACATGCACTTTTGAGCGCCTCATCGGCGCACCGTTGGCTGGAATGCACGGCGGCGCCGAAGATGGAGGCCAAATTTCCGGATACGACGTCTGAATTTGCGCGGGAAGGTACGCTAGCGCACGACTTCGCCGAGCTTAAGTTAAGAGGCTATGCGGTGGAGCCTATGAGCCAGTCAACGTTCCGACATCGCCTGGACACGCTTAGAACTAATAAGCTGTATCAGCCGGAAATGGATACCCACACGGACGCATATTTCGATTACGTGAAAGAGATTTTACTGTCATACCCTGCGAAGCCTTATGTGGTCGTCGAGAAGCGCGTAGCCTTCGACGCTTACGTCCCTCAAGGCTTCGGGACAGCCGACTGCCTTATTATGGCGCCCGGGGAGTTGCATGTCATTGATTTTAAATATGGCAAGGGCGTCCCGGTAAGCCCGACTAATAACCCCCAAATGCGGTTATACGCATTGGGAGCCTTGGCCGCGTACCAATTACTGTATCAATTTGAGCGTGTGCACATGCATATCGTGCAACCTCGACTTAACGCCTACGGGCAGGAAACGATAGAGGTCAAGGCACTGCAACGCTGGGCCGAAGACGTCGTAATTCCCAAAGCCCAGGAAGCGGCCAGCGACAACGGGAAATTCAACCCCGGCGAATGGTGCAAGTTCTGCCGGGCCAAGGCACAATGCAAGGCCCGCGCAGAAAAATACGCCGCTATGGTAGAGGTTGCGCACGAAAAGCGCGACATGACCATGATCACGATGCCGGAACTCGGGAAGTACCTGGAAGCGGCTAAGCTGCTCAAAGAGTGGGCAGATGACTTACAGGAGTACGGGCTGTCATGTGGACTGCAAGGCATCCACGTCCCAGGCTGGAAAGTCGTCGAGGGCCGCGGAAGTCGGGCTTTTACCGACGCCGATGCGGCGTTTGAAAAACTCATGCAGAACGGCATTGAAGAATCGGTCCTGTATGAGCGCGTACCGCTTACCCTGGCCAAAACGGAAAAGGCTATCGGCAAGGCACTATTTACGGAACTCGTAGGCGACTACGTAGAGAAGCGCCCCGGCAAGCCTACATTGGCCCCGGAATCCGACAAACGGCCGCCGATGAAATTAACACAAAACGCTGCTGATGTTTTTAAGAAAATTGAAAATTAATTAATGGAGGAGATTAATTATGGAAATCACTAATGTAGTAGTAGAAAACGTAAGATTGAGTTATGTGCATCTCTTGAAACCTTATGCCCGCGACCCGCAAGCACCGCAGAAGTATCAGGTAACGGTCCTGCTCCCGAAGACGGATACCGTCGGGAAACAGAAAATTGATGCGGCTATTGCCGCGGCCACGCGCAACGGGATTAACGGGAAATGGAACGGAACTGCACCGGCTAGAGTCCCGACTCCCGTCTGGGACGGTGATGGATTGACTCAGAATGGCAGTGAATTCGGACCGGAATGCAAAGGACACTGGGTGTTTACGGCGTCCAGTGCCGCTGATAAGCCTGTCGACGTCGTCGATGCGCAGCTCAACCGCATCATGGACGCAACACAAATCTATAGCGGGGTATACGCAAATATCTCCGTAAATTTCTTTCCTTATAATTTCCAAGGCAAGAAAGGCGTAGGCTGCGGCCTTGGCCCGGTCCAGAAAGTTCGCGACGGCGAACCGCTGGGCGGATCGGCGCCGTCGGCTAAATCCGTCTTCCAGCCCATTCAGCCTGCTCCGGCTGTAGGCAATATCAACCCGCTTACCGGCGAGGTGCTGTAATACTGTTATGGGCGCGTGGGAATCCGCGCGTCCATTTTTAATACCTAAAGGAGGGCTGGAAATGCCTAGAAGGAAACTTATCATCCAGGCCCGCAAGCTGAAAGCGGCCTGCGACGAAATGAATTGCGACGAGTGTATGTTCGCTTGGCGGGATAACGATTACAGATTATGCCGACTGACCGGGGCCCCGACACACTGGAATCTTGAGGCTAAGTTTAGCTTCATCGAACTAGGGCTGTTTGGCTACGCGCAGACGATTCGGCGGTACTGCCGGGCGCACAGCGCAGCAGAATGCATCTGCTGCAAGTTCTATTCGCAAGACACCGGCTGCGTATTTGCTCACGGCCCGCAGCAGGGCCCGTACGCGTGGGATGAACTGAAAGGATGATAAGCATGAAACACTTAAGCGTCGATATCGAGACATACTCCGATATAGACATCGGTAAGTGTGGATTATTTAAATACTGCGATTCTGATAATTTTGAAATTCTGCTTTTTGCCTACGCCTATGACTTCGGCGATGTCGCAGTCGTGGACCTCACCGCAGGACAGTCTATCCCGACAGAGGTATTAGCGGACCTGCAATCCGCAGACGTCGTTAAGCACGCTTATAACGCGGCGTTTGAGATTACTTGCTTGAATCATGCCGGCTACACCACACCACCGGAGCAGTGGCGCTGTACCATGCTCCATGGCTTATACCTCGGATATCCCGCCGGCCTGGCCAATCTGGGCAAGGCATTAGGACTGCCGGAGGACAAGCGCAAAATGGCTGCCGGCAAGGCCTTAATCCGTTATTTCTGCGTACCCTGTAAGGCTACCAAGCGCAATGGTGGCCGGACACGGAATCTACCCAAACATGATCCGGAAAAGTGGGCAACGTTTTGCGAATACAACGCCCAGGACGTTGTAACGGAGATGGCTGACTATCAACGGCTTAAGGCCTATCCTGTCCCTGATTGGGTGCAGGCTGACTGGGTAATCGACTACAACCTCAATCGGCGCGGCATCCAGCTTGACATGGACCTGGTCAAGGGAGCCCTCGCCATCGATGACGAGCATCGGGAGGACCTGACGCAACAGGCTATCCAGATTACGGGCTTAGCTAATCCCAACAGCCGGAATCAGTTGTTAGCATGGATCAATGACAACTCCGACTTAGAGCTGGAGAAACTGACCAAGGAGACCGTAGCCGAGTCCTTGCAAGTGGCATCCGGCGATGCCGCGAAAGTCCTGAAGATCCGTAAGAATCTGGCCAAGAGCAGCGTAGCCAAGTACCAGGCTATGGACAGGGCTGTCTGCCGTGACGGCCGCATCCGTGGAGTCCTGCAATTCTACGGCGCCAATAGGACCGGAAGATGGGCAGGGCGGCTGGTCCAAGTCCAGAACTTGCCTCATGACATCCCGCCGGCTATTGACGTAGCCCGGCGACTGGCAGAGGCAGGCGACCGGGAAGACTTGCAGCTGCTCTATGGCGACGTTGCAAGTACCTTATCGCAGCTCATTCGGACGGCCTTCGTGGCTCCGGCTGATGCGATGTTATGTGTCTCTGACTTCTCCGCCATCGAGGCGCGTGTCTTATCTTGGCTTGCCGGCGAACAATGGCGACTGGACGTATTCGCGAATAACGGCGACATCTACTGCGCATCGGCGTCGTCCATGTTCGGCGTCCCGGTCGTTAAGCATGGCGTGAACGGCCATTTGCGGCAGAAAGGCAAAGTCGCAGAACTGGCCCTTGGCTATCAGGGCGGGCCTAGCGCACTCATCTCGATGGGAGCGCTTAAGCAAGGATTGACGGAAGAGGAGCTGCCGGATATCGTACATCGTTGGCGCTCATCTAATCCGCGGATACAGGATTATTGGTATTCCGTGGACAATGCCGCTATGTCAGTGATGCGGGACGCGCAGCCTGTAGGCTTGCCTCACGGCATAATTTTCAGCCGCGAGTGTAACTTGCTATACGGCTACGACTACCTGACTATCCAGCTCCCCAGTGGCCGGAAGTTGTTCTACCCGCAGCCCAGTATCGCCGATAACCAATTCGGGCGCCCGGCGATTCACTACCGGACGCAGCTGGGCGCGAGATGGGTCAACACGTCGACCTATGGCGGGAAACTCGTCGAAAATATCACGCAGGCCGTTGCCCGTGACTGCCTGGCCCTGGCGATTAGCCGATTAGTACAGCACGGCTATAAGCCGCTCATGCATATCCATGATGAGGTTGTTCTTGAGGTCCCCAAAAAGGACCTGCACGACGACGAGATAGCGCGTATCAACGCTATCATGTGCGCACCCATTCCATGGGCGCCGGGACTCATCCTCAATGCAGACGGCTTCATCAGTCCGTACTACAAAAAAGATTGACGACCATAAGAGGTACACTATGACGGCACAAGAACTTAATAAGTATCGCAAGAAAAGACATTATATCTTAAAGAAAAGCTGGCAAAAATCTATCCGGACCACCAAAACCGGAAGCCGATGCCGGCACGCTAAGAGTCTAGTACGCAGTGGCCGCCGATACAAGGGCGGCCGGTAAAGGAGGAAAACTATCATGTTCGAGAGATTATCCAGTTTTTTAGTTGTCATTATGCTCGTCGGTGGCGTAGGCGCCGGCATTGCATTTGGCTACCCGAATTACCTTGTATGGCAGCAGGGCAAACAGGGCGAAGCGGCCCTGGCTAAGGCGACTCAGGACCGCCAAATCAAGGTCCAGGAAGCGGAGGCCGAATTAGAAGCCGCCAAAAAGCAAGCCGAAGCTAACCGGATTCTGGGCGAGTCCATCCGGGCTTACCCGGAATCGTTAGAACAGAAATGGGTAGAGGCTGTACGGGATACCAAGAATCAAGTCATCTACTTACCGACAGAAGCGTCAGTACCGATTACGGAGGCCGGCCGAATGGCCGCAAAAGCTCAGCATCAGGAGGAAAAATAATATGAAAAAAGTCATCAACCTTACACCACATGTAGTAAATGTCTACGACCTTAGCAATAATCCTGTATGTGACATCCCGGTATCGGGGATGCCCATTCCGCGCTGCCATCAAGATCAGGTAGTGGTAGGAATCATCGATAATATCACGATTACGCGCCAATCTTTCGGCGATGTAGAAAACCTGCCTGCGCCAGTGCCCGACGTATACTATGTTGTATCGCGCATGGTTGCCGATGCAATGCCGGAACGCGGTGATCTGCTCGTTCCAGGGCCTCTTGTTCGCGATTCCCAGGGGAATCCATGCGGGTGCCGGGGCCTGGCTGTTGTGGGCCCGTGGAAACGCTCGGCTACGGCGACCTTCGGAAAATATAAACCTGTTGAAGCATATGTTGCTGAATTAACCGACATCGAAACTTATAAATTCGCCTTCCGGAATGGTTATGGCGCCAGCGTCATCCGGGGGCCGCGGACCTATGGCGGCGAAGAAGGTACATGGGAATTAGCCGTATTAAAACAAGGAAGCATATGCGATAAAACGCCTATCACCGACGATGTTATTGGCGGGATCACTGATGATGAGGTAATTGAGTTATTACAGCGCATCGAGGCGTTGTAATGCTTAAAATTCTGGAGCTTTTCGGGGGCATCGGCAGCCCCCGGATTGCACTCCGAAACATCGGCGTACCGGTTAAGAGTATCGACTATGTCGAGGTCGACGAGAAGGCCGTCAGGTCGTACAATGCGATGTTCTGCGACGACCTAGCCTATACCTCGCAAGACGTGCGAGGTTGGAACCTGAAACCGGACATCCTCATACACGGCTCACCGTGTCAGGATTTTTCCATCGCCGGACGCCAGCAAGGCGCGGACCCCGGCAGCGAGACAAGGTCATCGCTGATGTGGGAGACCATCAACATCGTCCGCAACATGGGAGTTTGGCGGCCGCGCATTATCATCTGGGAAAATGTCCGGAACGTCATCTCCCGGCACATGATACGTAACTATCAACGGTACGTGCTCGAGCTTAATAAGCTAGGGTACACCAGTAGCTACGAGATCCTCAACGCAATGGACTTCGGGCTGCCGCAAAAACGCGAACGAGTGTTTACGGTCTCGACGCTAAGCGGCCGGGAGTTCGACTTTTCAAAAATGCACCGGCGACGGATGCGACCTATAAGCGATTTTTTGGAATCTGGGCCCGTTGATGAGTACTACACCATCACGGCGCCTTCCATGCTGGCGGCCATTGGCAAGACAGGCTGCATCAGACGTATCCCAATCATTGAGGACTATTGTTACACCATTACCGAGCGCCCCGATCGGGCGCCAGGTAGTGGATGCCTGCCGATAGGCGGAGGTAAGTATCGGTACTTGACCGAGCGGGAATGTTGGCGGCTGCAAGGATACAGCGATGATGACTTTGAGGCGGCAGCTGCCGTCAATACCAGGCGGACATTATACCGCCAAGCCGGGAACAGCATCCCGGTAATGATTTTTGAAAGTATGTTCGGCGAAATGCTGAAATTGTGAAAAGGAGACTAAAGCATGAAAAAGCTTAAATACCTGTACAGATACAGTGCTAAATCAATCGGAAATGCGCTCTATTGGAGACTCTACGGCTGGGATATCGTCGAAAAGGATCACGGCTATCGATGTGTAACAATCCTCCGAGCCTATAAACTGTCCAATTATTACTTATCTAAGCATTCGAGGATTGAGCATTACCTTAACAGTCCGTACTCAATGCCGTAATCGGATGGAGGCGATAATATGACATTGGTATCAGATGGGATTAATATAGTTGATCTTGCTATTAATCGATTACGGTTACACGAGCCGCCAGAAGGGTACTATGTAGCCTTCAGCGGAGGAAAGGACTCCGTCGTTATCTTGGATTTAGTGAAACGGGCTGGAGTTAAATATGACGCTCATTTCAACGTGACTTCGGTAGATCCGCCTGAGTTAACTAAATTTATCCACGACACCTATCCCGAAGTTACGATGGAAAAACCGCCAATGAGTATGCGGAAGCTCGTAGAAAAAAATAGGTTTTTGCCGACACGGCGATATAGGTATTGCTGCCGCGTCATGAAAGAGCGAGGTGGAAATGGACGATATGTTGTAACCGGCATCCGGCACGCAGAATCTACTAGCCGCAGCAAGCGGCAATTAATTGAGCCTTGCCGGCAAAAGAATGGAAAACAATTCATTCACCCAATCATCGAATGGAGCGATAGCGATGTATGGGAGTATATCCATACGTATCAAGTTCCGTATTGCCGCCTGTATGATGAGGGCCATAAGCGTATAGGCTGTATCTGCTGCCCGTTCTCCGGGAAAACGAAGATGCTGGCGGACGCGAAGCGATGGCCCAACATCTATAGCTACATGTGGCGCGGCGGCGCCGAATTGGCCCTTAAAAGCCGCCGGGAACGAGGGATGAAATGTACATTTCAAAATGTCGACGATTTTATGGGTTGGTGGATTAACGGAAAAAAGAAAACTGAGGATACAACTGCGGTAACTATATTCGGCGTCAAAGGCGACGAAAGTCTTACATAGAAGGAGAGATAACCTATGAAAATCACAATTGATGTAACAGCTGATCATTGCAACATCAATATCTATGAACGGGATAAGCGATTAGCATCATCGTCGCTACGAATGATTCGCAACAAGCTTAAAACCTCGGATGCGTACGATCTGATTACGCAATTACGATGCGCCGGCTACGATGATGAGTACTTTTTGGAGGCCATTGATGACCTCGATATGGCTGCGTTTGACATTATGGACAGTTTAATTAAGTAGGAGGTTTTTAAAATGGTGACAAAAGAGTTATATGAACACATTGATACATTAGCCGACGCATTGACTAATTTTCATTTTAACGGCGATAGCGTTGTAATATTATTAGCCGATCTTGAGGGGTATGACCGTACCGGAAGCATTAACGGGCCAACGCTCCCGACGATTGTCAAATTATTAGAAATGATGGGTATGATTATGGACGGATGCTCCGAAGAAGAAAAAAAGGCATTAAAGAGTCTGATAACGGCTGCTGCGATGGAAATGTGATAGGAGGCCACGAGAATGAATAACGATAACTTGATTTCAAGCATTAAATTGTTGGCGGATAACTTGGAAGGGCGCGATTTTTTAGACGATAACGATGTCGTCATCCTGCTGGCTAACATCAAAGCGGCCGACATGAGTCTGGAATCCATCAACGGCAACGCCTATTACATCGCCACTCATTTGATGCACGCCGTAGCATCCTTGGCCACGGCCTACGGCGAGGAAGAAAAGGCCGCTGTCAAGGAATATTTTATCAAGTCAATCTCCAGCTTATGAAAGAGGGTATCAACTATGCTTAGAATGATTGTATGGTGGATTCTTATCCTATACAGCCTCGTAGTACTGACTGCTATCGGCTACGGGATTATATGGCTCATTAAGGGATAATGGATCGCGCATTAAGGAGGTGTTACCTTGCAATATGATCGTAAGCTGATTATCAGCATCGGTAACAGCCGTAACTCAACTAATTGGATACCATCTGAGGTCATGTGGTCGGAGTTTATCGACCGGCTGCGCACGCCGCAACGAACCCCGGAAACATTCGACGACTATATGCGATTGTCCAAGCGCCAGCAAGGTGACCTTAAGGACATCGGCGGTTTTTTCGGCCGGGCGGTGACAGGC